CTGCGGGATTACGACCAGCCCACTTCTATGACCGCATTGCAGTTTCTCGACAAGATCGGGCCGCAGCGGTTCGGCATTGTCTGGGCTGCGGCTGTTGCCAATCCAGCATTGGCCTATTCGATGGCGCGGGGTCTTGCGGCCCAAGAGGTTCTTATGGAGCAGTCCTTCCCCGATCTGTACGCATTGGAACAGGCTGGATTGCTTCCTTCAGGCACGGCGATTGAGGTCTGGCAGTGAAAAGCTACTTCAAGCGCCTTGCTCTGTCGGTTGACCAGCTAGTCAATACGATCACAGGCGGCGATGAGGACGAAACCATATCATCCCGCGTTGGTCGTAATGCTGTTGAGGGTAAATGGTGGGCGTTAGTCCTGGAGCGCATAATTGATGCAGTGATTGGCAAGGGGCATTGCCGTAAAGCCATAGGGGTCTAAGCGATGGTTGGCTTTTCCCCGCTAGGCTTTGATCCGTTAGGTGGGTTGCCGGTAACTGCTGCGGCAGGTGCTTCCGGTACTCTCGCAGCTACTGAAGCTAGTGACACCGCATCTATTAGCGGTTCTATTAGCGTCACTGCAAGCCTCTCCGCTACAGAGGCAAGTGATAGCGCGGCCATATCGGCAAGCGTTGGAACTTCAGCCTCACTAGCTGCGACTGAAGGTTCTGACACTGCGGCCATATCTGGTTCGCTGTCCGTATCTGGATCACTTTCCGCAACAGAGGCCAGCGACACAGCGGCGGTCAGTGCATCGACGTTCACGCCTGCCTCATTGGCTGCGACGGAAACGACTGACACCGTTGCAGTTAGCGGGTCTGTTACTGGATCAGGCTCACTTGCAGCCACTGAAGCTAACGACACGGCTTCGATTAGTGCAACGCTTTCGGTTGACGGTACGCTATCCGCCACGGAAGCCAGTGACGCTGTAGCCATAACGGCTTCGACGTTCACACCGGCAAGCCTTGCCGCGACTGAAACGAGCGATACCGCTTCGATTAGCGCCACTCTATCGGTCGTGGGATCGCTTGCGGCCACAGAATCGGCTGACACCGCCGCGATTAGTGGTTCGCTGTCTGTAACCGGAACTCTGGCCGCTACGGAAGCATCCGACACGGCATCGATTAACGGGACTGGTGGCGTCCTTGGTGATCTGATCGCTACGGAAGGCGCAGACACCGCCGCTATTTCCGGCGCGCTGTCGGTTATCGGTTCCGTTTCCGCCACTGAGGCGAGCGACACCGCTGCAATATCGGGTTCGGTTTCCGGTGCTGGTTCACTTGCGGCAACGGAAGCCAGCGACACGGCTTCAATCGTTGGCGATATTACAGGGGTGCAACATCTTCACGGACGGCGGGTGCGCGGCAAGCGTATCGTCTTCCCTGATGAAATACAGCCTGAAGCAGTAGAAGAAAAAGCACCTGAACAGCAAATTGTTGTTGTAATTGGTGCGGAGAAGGCGCTAGAACGTGTTAATGCGGCGCGGCGTGAAGTTGCGCGCCTTGATGCTGAATTAGCCAAGGTCAAAGCAGAGGCAAAGCGCAAAACTGCTCTTGCTGCAATACAATTACAATACGCTGATGCCGTTACTGCGCTTGAACAGGCGCAAGAGGCAGAGCGTGCCGTTATCGCCCGTATGCGTGATGACGAAGACTTCTGGATGCTTGCCGCATGACCGAAGAGCAACAATCCTGGCCCCGCATTGAAGAGGCCAAGGTGATTGAGAACGGCAAGGCAATCGGCATCCTGTTACGTGAATTTGACGGCACGATTAGCGCCATCCGCATTGCGGTGGAGCAATTGGCCGACTGACTTTCATCGTCGTGAGGACGAGGAACTGGCCGCCGCAGATCGGGCGTTAGAAGGCGACGCCAGCCATAATGGGCGTTTAGGGCAACCATGACAGAAGGTACTAGCTTAGACGATCTCCTTAACGGGGAGCCAATTGACGCACCTGTAGAAACTGAGACGGTTGAAGGACCGGCAAGGGACGAGCAGGGGCGCTTCGCAGCGAAAGAAACGGGCGTAGAACCGGAACAGGCTCCAGAGCCTAATCCTGAACCAGTGCCGCCGACTGACAAGCTGCCGAAGGAAGAATACAAGGCCATCCGTGAGGAACGCGAAAAGCGGCAGAACCTCGAACGTGAACTGGAAGCTCTAAAGAGGGCTATTCAGGAACAGCAGAACCCGCCGGAACCCCCGCCTTCAGTATTTGAGGACGAACAGGGCTGGCAGGCGCATTTCGGCAATCAGGTTGTTTCAACGGCGGTTCAGCAAGCCACCTTGAACGCAAAGCTTGATATGTCAGAAATGATGGTCAGGCAGGCGAACCCCGACTTTGAGGAAGTCAAAGCGGAGTTTCTCGCACTAGCCGAACAAAACCCGGTACTCCGTCATCAAGCGCTGTCGGACCCGCATCCGTGGAACAAGGCGTATCAAATCGCCAAGAACCATCGGGCAATGCAGGAACTGGGCGCGACCAATCTGGATGACCTGAAGGCAAAGATTCGGGATGAACTTATGGCGGAAATGCAGGCTAACCCTGCTCCCCGCGCATCGGTTCCGCCCTCGCTCGCTTCGGAGCGAAACGTAGGACAGCGCACCGGCCCTTCATGGTCTGGTCCGAAGTCCCTTTCGGATTTGCTCCGCTAACAAACCCAACGGTCCCGCGTCGTGATGACGCCGGTTTCCCAGTCGCCTTCGGGCGCAAGATGGACATTTTAACATGGCAGACACTACCCCGGCCACTGGCTTGGTCGTTCAGCAGTGGGAAGACAAATTCGCCACTGAATATTATCAGGGCATGGCGACTTTCAAGCCGCTCATGGGCACTGACGAAGCTGCGGTTATCCAGATCAAGGAAGACCTGACGAAGAAGGCTGGCGACAGCATCACTATCGCTCTGGTCAACCGTCTTCAGAACACCGCCACCACCGGCACTTCGACGCTGGAAGGCGCTGAAGAAGACATGGCTTCGCGCTCGCTGCGTATCTATGTCGACAAGCGCCGTAACGCTGTCCGCATCGCTGAGATGTCGGAACAGAAGAGCGCAATCTCGCTGCGTGACGCTGCCAAGGCAACGCTGCTGGATTGGTCGATTGAAGACACCCGCGACCTTATTATCAAGGCTCTGGGCAGCATCGACGGCACCGAGTTCAAGGACCGTTCGACTGCTGGCGCTGACGCTTGGGTTGCCAGCAACTCTGACCGCGTGGTCTTTGGTGCTGCTTCGGCTGGCTTCACCGACATGTCGGCGGACCTCCTGCTGCTCGACACCACGAACGACCTGTTCAACACGACCATGCTTGACGCGATGATCCTGAAGGCGAAGACCTGTTCGCCCAAGATTCGTCCGATGCGCGATCCCGGCAACGGCAAGCGCTACTATGTCGTGTTTGCGAACCCGAACGCCTTCAAGAACCTGCGCGATAGCATGGTTTCGTCGGGTGCGATCACGAACACCGTGGTCGAAATGCAGGCCTCGAAGCTTTGGGAAGGCGGCGACCTCTACTGGAACGGCGCTATCGTCAAGGAAGTTGACAATATCCCGATCTACGGCGGTCTGGGTACTTCGTCGGCCAACGTGACGCCGGTTTACCTCTGCGGCGCTCAGGCGCTTGCGGTGGCTTGGGCGCGCCGTTGGAAGACTGTCACCGAAGAGTTCGACTACGGCGACAAGTACGGCGTTGCAGTCGACGGCATCTACGGCGTCCGCAAGATCATCTTCGGCACCTCGACCACGGCTGACACGACCACCCCGAAGGACTTCGGATTGGTCACGGGCTTCGCAGCCACCACCGGCACCGCCACCATCAGCAGCGCTGACGCGGCTGAAGGCTAACCAATAGGGGGCTGGCTCTAGGGCTGGCCCCTTCCTCTTTCATAGGGAACTAATACAGTGGCGACATATTCCTCCACTCAGTACAGCACCAAGACTGGTGTTTCGCAGTCCGGCGGTGCGGGCAACGTCAACGCGGCTTATTTTGAAGTCCCGGTGACTGCCGCTCTCACGACCTCGGACGTTATCAACTTCGGTTATCTCCCGGCCAATGCGCGCATCCTTGCTGCAACGCTGGAATCGACCGACATTGATACCAACGTCAGCCCGACCATCGCAATCAACGTTGGCGATAGCGGTTCGGCTACTCGCCTGTTTTCGGCTTCGACCGTTGGACAGGCTGGTACGGCTTCGGTCGCCTCGGCTGTTGCTGGTCTGCACTACAAGACCACGGCGAAGACGCTGATCGTCGGCGCTCCTTCGGCCAACGCTGCTACGGGCGTTGCAGGTACGATCTACCTGTCGATCCTGTACACCGTTGAGTAATTGAGAGGGCAGGCGGGATGAAACTGCGGTTCATCGGTCAGTACACCAACGGGCGCGATTCTATCACGCTTTGCGGTGTCACGTTCCAAGGGCGTGAGCCTTCGGAACTGGTTGGCGAAGAAGCATTCGCCCGCCTGCCTAATCATCCTGAATTTGAGATTGTCACGGTTGCAGAAGATCCGGTGCGACAGGAAGTCCCCGCACCTGAACCGAAGCGCCGTGGCCGTCCCCGGAAGGTCTGACAATGGCCGCTTACTTTGCCCCTACAGGCTCGTCATCGGTTTCCACATATAGGTGGGTTCCGAATGTAGCTGAGGGCGACAGCATTGCCTCTGCGCTGGTGCTGTTCGTTTCGGGCAATTCGTCGCTTTCGTCATACGAGGTAGACGGTGACGCGGTTTCGTTCACGATCTCTGACGGTCACAACGGCACGGTTTCGCAATTTGTCGGCACGGCTTACACGGCCAATGGCGACACGATTGTAGAGCAACTTTATGTCCCCTGCATCGATGCGGTAAACCTTGCCGCAACCGGCCAGGACATTGCCGATTACGTTCTCCGCAAGGTAAACGGGCTTGGTGAAACTGCTGATGCCGATCAGGTGAATGACGTTCTTGAACGTATCACCGATATGCTGGCTGCATGGCGTTCGCAGGGCTTTGACGTAGGCGTTCCCCTGCCTGTCACTACCACGACTGTTTTCGTGTGTGATGACGCCTTTATTCCCGGCATCAAAGCAAACGCGATTGTCGCTTGTGCTGACCTATACGCGGCGGAACTGTCCCCGGTTGTGGTCAATCAAGCACGGCGCGGGGAGCAGCTTATCAAGTCACGTCTGCTTGATACCCGTACAAATTCAGCGGTGCATTACTGATGCGCCTGCAATTCGGCCTTTCGGCATTTGAGCGCCTACGTGGCGATCTGCCTGAACTGCCGGTAATCAATATGTTTGCCGAAGAAGCGCCTACAGAAAGCGCTGGCGTTGTGCTTCAGTCGCGCTCTGGTCTGTCGGATCGTTCGGCGGATATGGGTACGGGGCCTGTCTCTGCGCTGTTCAAGGCTGATGGCGTTCTGGGCGGCACTCTGTACGGCGTTTCGGGTGGCAACTTCTATAGCGCCACGACCTCCAAAGGAACGGTAACAGGCGATGGCCCTTGGTCCATTGCCGGTTATGAGGACTACGTTTTTGCAGCCGGTGGCGGTTCGCTTTACAGCTACAACGGAACCACGCTGGCGACTGTTTCGGTCCCT